GAGGGCTGACGGCCCCCGCATCGCGCAGAAAGGCCGGGACAGAGGGTTCTCCCCTGCCCCGGCCTTTTGTTGCAGCAAAAAAGCCAGCAGATAAATCTGCTGGCTCTTGGTCCACCTGACGCATCAACAGACGAACTTTCGCATTTATGCCGCTCTACAGCGTTTTTGGCTGGTCGAGCCGTACTTTTTCGGACGCACTGCACAATTGTAATCATTTTGTAATTATTCAGACAAATAAAAATCCCCCGTCAGCTTTCCTCTCGGATTGCCAACGGGGGATTTTATTTAATGTAGAAGCGCGGTCAGCTCATAGGCCACAAGGAAAGAAATAAACGCCGCAATTACTGCCCACCAGAGCTTATTGCCGAAAGCCCCGGGGGCTTTTTCTAAGGCAGTCAGTCGGTCGTCCTGCTTTTTGTTCTGCGCCGTCACGATTTCAAGGCTTCGGTTGGTGGTCTCGAGCTGCTGGATTGTCAGCTTGATATTGGTGTTCATACCGTTCACTGCATCGGTCAGCTTTCCCAGCTCATCCAACCGATGTGTGTTGCTCTGCGCACGGTTTTCAACCGCAGTCAGGCGATGCTCCAGTTCCTCGTCAGTCATTGCGCTTGTCCTCCCCCGCCTTACCGAAACGGGCCACAGTGGTGGTTTCTACGGATTTTTTTGTCATGTACGCTTCAAGCCGCTTCTTGGTCAGATTGAAGACAATCTGCACGATCCAGTCCAGCGTCTTCTCGTTGATAATCCAGTCCAGCCAGTCCGGGGTGTACCCGCGCAAAACAGCAATAACGTGAGCTTTCTTTTCTGCTCCCGCGCCGGCCCCGAACTTCTCCTCTGCATTGACGATCCATTTGTAGGCCGTCTTCGCCACGGCCAGACCATAGCCCAGCCGCACTGCCGCCAGCATGGCAACGCACAGACCGGCAATCATAAAGATAGCCGCCAGCCACTCAGGGAAAATCATCAAAAAACCTTTCAGAATCTCAGCCATAATATCTTCCTCCTGTTTTAGGTCAGCCCAGCCACCGACTCCGCGCTTTGCGGACATCGATATGGACAAACGGCTGTTTGCGACTCGGATGGGCCGCATCTTTGTAATACCGCCCGATGCCGCCGGTGTTCGGCAAGACGGACTGGTCGATGTAGTTCGCCAGCGTATCAACGCTCACGCCATCGATCCAGACGTCGGCTGCCTTCCCGTACTGATGCTGGCTGAACTTTGCCCCGCCAACATCCTTGCGGGCATTGTAGGCGGCGGTGCGGTAGCCGCTGGTGATATGTACCGGCTTGCCGAAATGGTTTCGGATTTTCTGCAAGCATTGCACCAGTTCCGAATCCACGAAGATGGGGTCACTGCCATCCCGGCAGTAAAACTCCCTCACCTTGAAATTGGCAGAGAGCTGTTTTTCTCCATCCCTCGCCAGTGAATAAGCTTCAATCGCCATCGATTACGTCCCCCTTTCTCACTGTACCAGCGTGGCGATAGCCTGCAAGTCCAGTATTGGCGCATCAAAGAACGCTCTCGCCCACAGCCAGTAGTCGTCCGATTCCGGGCGGCGGTACTTTTGGCAGAGTGCCGATGCCCAAACCTGGTTCCAGCGGGTCTGATAGTCCGCATCCCGACGCTCAAGGCTCCGCTGGATATTTCCTACCAGATCCCCGCGCAGGGTGCCGTTACCGTCATCATCCTGCACAAAGCAGTCCATGCCGTGCTGGCTCCCCGCAGCACACACACGCTGGTTTTTGTGCATAAGAAAACCGTCCTGACAGGTCAGGGCGGTTCCATAAGGAATATTCACTTTTCCATCTATGCCGTCGAAGCGCGCCCGGCGGCGGGCGATAAAGCGTTCATGCTCCACCATGGGTTAGACCTGCTCTTTCTTCTCGGCGAGCATACCGGTCAGCTCGGCGTAGTGCTCATCGGTCAGTTTGCCGGCGGCGTAGAAAATATCGATCTTCTCCGCCAGACCATCGGTACTGCCGCGCTCGATCATGCGTTTGCAGGTGCGATACAGAACCATTTCCGTTGCTTTGCTCATTGCCTTTTCCTCCTATCAGGTGTTCTCAGTGTCATCCGTATCGGAGACATTCAACTCCAGAAGGGTCAGGCGATAAGCCTGATCCACGTTCATCTCGTCGGCATCCTCGATGGCAGCTTTCGCCTCCATAATCCAGCCACCAATGTCGGTCGGCTCCAGAATGACGCTCTCTGCATCATCCAGAGGCTTCCGACCAAACAGGTGGTACGGAGTGCCGGCATAAGAAATGCCCGAAGCATCAGGCTCCGGGCAGATGATATAACAGCCGTTGTCGGCTTTTTTGATGTAGGTCACGTCCTCGGTCAAGGCAAGGACGGTGCCATCACTGGCTTTGATGATTTTGAACAAGGCACTTTACCTCCAAAAATTGCATAGCAAAGCCGCCGCAGACGCAGCAGCCGCCCGTGGTCGTTGTAGTTACGATAATAAGCTGTCTGGCATTCCATGTACTGTGCAACTTCTTGCAGAGTGCGTTTACCAGCCAGCCACTCCCTGTGAAAAAGCTTGAGTTTCCGGCGGGCACGTTTCACGCCATCACGGCTGCCATTGACTTTGATTTTTCCGGTCTCGGTCAAGGTAAAACGAGCCTTGCACCAGCGGAACGGCTTCGTCAGCGGGATGATTTTGCACTTCTTCCGGTTTACTGGGATGCCCAAAGATTCAAAGCGGCGCACGATTTCATGTCCCAGTTTTTTGAGGTCATCCAAATCAGGCAGCATGATGAGGTAGTCGTCCATATAGTGGCAGGCAGCCTTGACACGTCGCTGGCACTTAATCCGATTGTCCACCGCACTCGGCAGCGCCACCATCTCTTGCTGACTGGGTTCCACACCCAGAGGCATTCCACGTCCTGGAATGTTCCCGGGTGCGCTCTTGATAATGGTATCTGCAAGCCACCGCAGGTCATCATTCAAGATAATCTGCCGATGCCGCTGGTAGATGAGATCGTGCGAAGCAAAAGGAAAGTATTGCTTCAAGTCAATTAGCAGCACGCCTCCAGCACGACCGTATTTGCGGTAGTGCCGGGCGAGCATCTGCTTGATACGCTTATACTGCCAATGCAAACCTTTTCCGGTACGACTTGCACCGTTGTCGTAGATCATGCTGGGGCCATACAGCGGTTCCAACACCTCTTTGCTGAGAACTTTGTGGATTTGTCTATCTGTGATATGAGGAGCGTCAATCGGGCGAACTTTGCCACGTTCGCAGAGTGTGAAATGGATGGATGGTTTCGGTCTCCAACGCTTGTGGAGAACCTCACTCCGCCGTTTTGCCGTACCGGAAAACAGATGCATCTCATAGTTCTGGATGGACTGCTTCCAACGAACCCCATTGCAGCACTTCTTCCCGTAGAAGAACATCTTCCGATAAGAAAAGACTTCATTCAAAGGACCAAGGCTGTCACACCGGGCTTGTCTCCGGGCTTGGCGTGCTGCCCGGCGGCGCTGGTATCGTGCCTCATGACGTTCCTGACTTGTCAAAATATTCGCCCTCCGTACAAATGTCTTGTTGGGTGCCGTCTAAAGTGCGTTGTCCTTACACATGAAATGAGGTTAGGCACATTCCTCACCATGCAAGCAGCGTCCGTGTAAGGCCATCGGAGAGCAGTTTTAGGGATTCTCACCCAGGGAAGTGCAGCTCCTTTTACATCGGTCGTCTTTCGCACTTGGCTACTCCATGTGACCGTGTATCTGTAAAATCCGGGGCGCAAACCAGCCGAGTAGTTAGCGTTGTTATTGTTGTAACTTCCGTCAGTATTGACGTCGCAGAAATTGTTGCTGTTGTTGTAATTAGCAGACCGCAGCCACCACCACACCGCCAGTAGGCAGATTAACAGCCGCACACCCAGTCGGCATCAAAGCCTTTGCTTTATGCCGATATTTTTTATCGACCCTTTCAAAAGGTCATTTTCCTTGTCAATCAGTTCTCCGAGGTGCTGAGCCATCTTATCCAGCTTTTCCGTTGCGTCTTTCGAGCCAACGGATTCGCCTTTTGAGTTGGTAAAGGCACCTGCGGGGTTTTGATTCAGCACAAGGTACACATGAGTCAGTCGAACATCTAAAGCCATAAGCGACGCACGAGCCTCAATCAGATGGGCCTTGCGCAGCTCGACACGTTGCGGATCAGACGGATAAATGCTGTTAGCTTTTTCCGCATAATCGACAATCTCACCGGCCAGCTTGGCAACCGGTTCCGCTACCAGCCGAGAGTACCGGGCCGAAAGGCGGGTCAGAAAGTTCAGGGCCTCAACATAAATCTGGTTGGCCGTATTGACGAACTCCGCCTTGCTTTCCGTGCGCTTGGACTTCAAAACCGACATGAGTTATTCTCCTTTGTCAAGATCAATTTTTCCCTGCTCTCGCTCCACTTCTTCCAGATGCTTCAACAACACATACTCTATGTAGTTTGTGATGGATCGGTGTTCTTGCGTAGCAAGGACACCGATTTTGTCAAAAACTTCATCGGACAATCTCAGAGTGAAAACACGCTTGTTAGTTGCCATACAATACCTCCTGTTGAACAGGTTTTGACAGTATTGTATAGCTTTTCCGAGACTTTGTATGCGTTCAAAGAACAGTTAAGTGATAGCATTTTTGGGCTGTTTTCAAAAATTCGCACGGGGCGCTGACGCGCCCTTGGGAATTTTTCTGTGAAAAGCTCTGCTCTCGCCCACTTCCGTGGGCGTGATAGGGTTGGATACTCTGCGGAGGATTAGACAGCAAAGCCGGGCGCGAGCGCAGCCGCATACCTTGCA